AGTTAAGTTAACCGCTTTTAACGCTTTAGAATCACCTTCAGCATCGAATGCATAAACTAAATCATCTTTCAAAGAAGCAACGATTGTGTTATCAGGCATACCTTCGCAAACGATTACTTTAATTCCTAAGTAAGTCATTCCTAATGGAGCAGTAACATAAGTTAATGTGTTACCTGAAGCAGCAGCAAGTTCGTAAGCAGCAGCAACATTAGCAGAAACACGGATTCTTAAATCAGCTTTTTTGAATCTAACTGAAGCAGGTAAACCACCAACAACTAAATTCAATGTAGTAAGAACGTTACCGCTATTCACAGCACCACCATTTGAATAAGCTAAGTTAGCACCATCAGAACAAAGTTTAACTAAGTGACCATCACACAAAGCTAAAAGCGGGTTTTCGCTTGTTGTGTCACCTTGCCATCTGATTAATTCGATATCTTCTTCGATTTGCTTAGCCATTGTGTCCCAATAGTAGTTCATAAAAGAAGCTACGGTGAAATCTCCGTTAGAACCTTGTGTCATTTGCAAAGCAACAAAAGACTGCTCTAAATCGAATTGACAAATTTGTGCCATTGCAGAAAACGCACAAACATCGATTTCGATAGCGTCTAAAGTATCAGTAGGGGCATTGAAGTTACAAGTTGAAGCCTGTAAGATTGAACCAAAAGCTACGTTAGCTAATTTCGTTTTTGATTTAATACCTGGTAATGCACGATAAGAATCAGCTACATCAGCCGTTAAATAAGCACGAGAGTAAAACTCGTTAGGATTTGGACAAAGCAAAGCATTGTTTTCTATATCCAAATCAAATTTCAATTTTCTTTCCATTTTTGTTTTTATTTGATTTTAGTTATTACTTAATTTATTCAATGCGCTAAACTTTTCAGCGATTGACATTTTTACTTCCGATTTTAATTCTACTTCTTCTTCTGATTTTTCGGCTAACATTTCTTCAACTTGTGTTTTTAAGTCAGCGATAATTTTCAAAAGGTTGTTAACTTGTTCTTCAAGAACTGGAGCAACGATAGCTAAAACTGCTTCAGCATCCGTAGCGACATCTACCGCCATTTCTTCTTCTTTAACAAGTTCTTCAGCTGCAGGTTGTTCTTCAATTGGTTCTGTTTCCGTTGTCACATCTTCTTCGACAACTGAATCGCTACCCATTTCTGCTTCTTGTGCGGGTTTGTCCTTAATCTCGATAATTTCTCCGTCTTTTACTACGTAGATTTTACCTTCGATTAGGTGTTCCCCATCAGGTAATTTGTTCATATTATTTTGTTTTATTTGATTACTTAGTTTAAGACCTAAAAAACCTTCGATTGAAAATCCGATTTGTTCGTTTTTTACTAATTCGTTGTAGTATTCTTTATCGGTTACTTGCGCCGTTAACATTAACGTGCCTTTAGGAACTTCAATTCCAAAAGTCGTAAATGCTTTATCATATTCGGGATTATCTACAATCCAAGATTCTAAAATAAATGCGGGTACGGTTTGCGATTGGTCGTGTTCTAAATTAAATATATCACGATTTTTTAAGTCTTGCATAAACTTAACGTGAATTTGCTCTATTACTTCTGCCGTGAATTGTACATAATATTCACCGCTTTCGTCATCGCGTCTATAAATTTGCATTGGAATCATTGCGGGTGCAGTTACACGATATTTAACATCATCTGCAAACATTAATTTTTCCGATTGATTAAATGCTAAGCCTTTAACTTTAATAGCAGGTGTTGAAGTGAACGCGATTTGCTCTATTCCTAAATCCATTCCATCCGAATATTCGGGTTCAATAGTGATTTTATAGATTGGTAAATCCTTTGTCATTACTCTATATTAAATTTTATTTATATTTGTTCAAAAAATATAATTATGATTGAAGTATTCGGGCGCAATATTGCCAACAAAATGAATGAAATAACTATTGAAGAATTCGAAAAAATTTCTGCAATTCATAACGACAAAGAATTAGATAACATCGAAAAACAAATCAAAGTTTTTGAAGTTGTAGGAGTAGAAGAAGACGAATGGGATGACTTTAAATACTTCGTTGAAAAGACGCAAGAATTCAACACGGATAACTACGAACCCAAAGAACCTATCGGTGAAATAGAAATAGACGGATATACGTATAAAGCAGAATTAAAACTATCTGTAAAAGACACTAAGTTAATAGAGAAAATTATAACTAAAGAAAATAAAAATTCCGTTTCTGATATTATCGCTTTGATGTTTAAACGAATTGATTTGAGTAATAATGAACATTATGATTCATCGCATTTAAAACATAAATCAAAACTATTTAAAACACAACCTGCTGATATTTCAATTCCTTATTTAAATTATGTCACAGATACAATCTCAAAACACGCGAATAAACAAGCTACCGAAAGCGTGGAATCAAATAACGATTGAAACATTTATGGAACTGAAAACACTATCTGAAGAAGACGGTGTTTTTAATTATCAAATAGATGTACTTTGTACTTTACTCGATTGTTATCCTGAAGATATAGACGATATAACTATCGAAGAACTTGAAGAATTACTTTTAGAAGTTAAATTTATACGTGATGAACCACCTAAAAACTACAAATCTCAAATAGGTGATTATAAACTAAAGCCATTTACTAAAATTACGTTAGGTGAATTCATAAGTTTAGAAGCATATTTCTCTGATGACTATATAAAAAAACTACCTAATATAATTGCAATTCTTTATAGACGTTTTCGTGTTAATGAATGGAGTGACGAAATACTTGAACCTTACAATTATAATTCAAATGATAGGTTAGATTGGTTTTTAGATTTTAATATCACTGATGTTTTTGGATTATTACCCGAATACATAAAATTTAGAGAAACAATTATAGACCAATACAAAAACTTAATGACTGAATCATATGAAGACGATTTCGAACTTGATTCTAATATGGATGCCGAAGATTTAAAAGCTGTTGAAGAAGAAAAGAAACAAAAGAAATGGGCGTGGGAACAACTTATTTGGCATTTATGCCAAGAAGATTTAACTAAATTCAATGCCGTTTGTGAACTTCCGTTAATACTTGTGTTTAACTTTTTAGGAATGAAAAAAGAATTGAACGTTTAGTATTCTAAAGCACTCCAAAACTCACCGAATAACGGGTTAAAGTCATAGATTACATTTTGTTTTTTACGTAACATTCCCGCAACTTGAACAAGCGGGTATTTACCTGAAAGCCATTCAATATATTGCGCATACATTTCTGATATAATACCTTCGCTTTCTAAACGTCTATTAAATTGTCTAACTAAATGATAGGGTTCGATTGATATTGTTCCGTTATTTAGAAACCCAAAGTAATAAGCTGCGAGAATTTCGATTCTAAGATTACCTTCAGTAGTGAATTTTGCATTTATACGGATTGATTCATATAAAGTGCCAGTATCTATTAACGCATCTTCTTTAATTACCCTACGAAGAACGTTAGCCGCTTTAGTTTAAATTCTTTGTCAGGCATACAACTATATTATTTTTATTCTTCGTTTTGTTTAGGAACTTGACAATCAGTATAATTATTAATTGAACACGTTATAGTCATTAACCAACCTGCAGCATAATCTAATAAATCATTATTTAAAGGTGTCATTGTCGGTTGTCCTACTATATCAAAACTAAAATCATTTGAGTTTAAAAACCAATTATACAAATCGTTTAATATTAAATGACAATCACTTAGAATTACATTGATATTTGCTCGGTCTTTTTGTATAATATCAAAGCAATAAATTTCTAAACTTATTTCAGTAGTAAAACCCATTTCACTCGGAATCGCATCTACAGGACAAATATAAACCAAAGGATATTTCTCGTCTTTTGTAGCAAAGTTTTCTAATTGTTCACGAAAATCAGAACCAACTTTTTTAACTTGCAAATGATTATCGTAAAAATCTATTATTTTATTTATTAAACTTTGATAGCTTATCATAACGTTGCGTTTTTATTGATTTGTTTTATTTTGTTTTGCGTGTTTGTTAGTTCAGTTTCACTTACTACGGCATTCACGGTAATTTCATTTGTTTGCGTTTGTGGCGCACCTACGTTATTTAAGTCATTACCTTGACCAAATAAACTAAATGAAGGTGCAGCCGTTCCCGTTGTAGACGTTGAAGACGCAGAACCTACACCCGAAGTTGAACCACCACCTCCACTACTCGTTGAAGTAAATTGTGTTGACGCAATTTTAGCAATATTTGCTGCTGAAGATGTAACTGCTAAAGCGAGTGATGCAATACCTACTGGATTCGGTGCTACTCCAAT